CTGATGCGTATACCGCAGGTGCTCAAAACTCTGCTATGAGAGCATATGTTTTCTGCACAGCAAACGGTTGGAATTCCACTGGTAACTATGTTTCTACTTTCAGCATGTCCACTGAGTCCAACACTGGTGCTGGACAGTCAATGTCTACTTCTAGAAACAGAACTTCTGTTATGAAGAGAGACTTTAAATATGCATATGTTTGTGGAAATAACAATAACAACCCAGATAGATATGACTTAACCAATGACAGTGTAACAACTGTTAGTGGTAGTGGATCTACTGGTGGTGACAACCCTGCATGTGGTTATGGTGAGACTAAAGGTTGGTATAAGCAAGGTGGTAATGGATACAGCTTTGACTGGTCAACTCAATCGTGGTCTGGTTGGAGTTCTGCTCCTGGCACTGATGGAACTAACAAGACTTGTAACACACGTCTTGGTTTCTCTTATTGGAACACTGCAGGTGGTTACCAAACCAACGCTGCACTTTCAAGAAGAGATGACACTACTGGTTCTAACCTAGGATCTGTTGGTAAACCAGGAACTACTGGTGAAGAAACATTCCATACTGGAATGACTCATGGACTTATGAACGGTATGTATGATGGTAATCAGAACAATACTGGTGGTCAAATAAATTTCTCCACACACTCATTTGGATGGAACGGCAGTCTTAACTCTCAGGGAACACCTGGAAGAGCATCAGGTGCTGCTATTGAATATGGTACACTAGCTAGCGGTTACACAGGAGTATAAGCATGACTAAAAGATATTTCGTTGGTAAACTCCCCGATCTAACAAAATTACTTACATACCAACCAATCAACTCTGTTCTTGATTGGTATGTTTTCTCGTTGGATTCTGAAGACGTAAATGGTATAAATTCTTTATCAGACAGATTTGTCGAGATGGATAAAGAGATGGCAGTATTTGGTATGAGAAGTCTTGGTGATATTCGTTCTACCATTAAAGTTCCTGCTGATGATTTTAAAAATGAGGCAGATTTTGATAATCTATCTTATGCCGATATGGCACCTGAAGGATCTAAAGTAGCAGTTCCTGTTACACAAAAAAGATACGATACTATTCTAAGAACTATGAAGTTCTTAGCAAAATTAATTATTGAGCAAACCTATGAACAAAGGTTCTTATCTCTAGATGAAGGTGCTACTTCATTAGAGAAAAAGACTTGGGATTATCAAAATGATGATGTAGATAATGATAACGATTATATTCTTAGAGAACTAGCAGATGCTAAAGGTTCTTCTACATCTGATTTAAAAACAAAAATTCAAGAAAAAAGAAATGCTTACAACAGAAATGTAAAAGCACTCTACATTGCGTCTACAGGATTAAAGAAAACGTTTTCAGATTGCACTTCTGTTAGGCAGATAAATAGATTATATGAGAACTACCTTGGTCTTCCAATGCCAGAACAACAGGCAAAAGAAGAAAATAAATACACCCAAAACGAACAGGGTGTATTTATTAGAGAAGAGGTAATTCCTGGTATTAAGTTCTAATCATTATTTTTTGATTTATTATGGGTGTAATTACAGATAAAGAAATTAGAGATATTGCTGTAAGAGTATCTCTTGGTATGTCGAAGAATCAAATTTTAGACTATGTGATCAAATCACATGTCACAGAAGATCGACAGCTAAAACAAGTTCTACTAGAAATCGAAAACAGATCACATCAATATGAAAAAATGCTCCTTGATGAAAAGAAGGGAGACATTCGTTTACGTCGTGATAAAGCTACTTTGAAAAAACTCCAAGAAGAAGATGGAGATGAGTTTGATATTGAATTTGCTGCAGCTGAAGTTGAGTTTGCTGAACTCGATAAAGAAATGTGGAATAGAAGAAAGGGTCAAGCAGAATATGAACTTCAAGTTTTCTTAGATTATATTAAAGACAAAGGTCTAACAAAACAAGATCTATTAGATTCAGTTGAATGGGATGAAGAAGATGAAAGAAAGTATTGGATTGCAAGACTTGGTAAACAAGCTGCTTTAGATATTATGGCAAATGGTAGAGTCGGTATTGGCAACATGGATTCTATTGCTATGATGAAAGAAGAAGATCAAGTTGGTATTCTTGATGTTGCATCTCAGTATGCTTGTTTGATGAAAATTTCTATGGACAAGATTCAGGGAAGAACAGAAAAGTATTTCCAAGCATATGCAGAATCTCCTAACGTTCAAGTTCCTACATTCCATGGTGTAGAACACAACCTCAACATCCCACTCCTAGATCAAATCCGTGACCAACTCAATGACAAGCGTCTTCAGTCTGCCGATCAACCCGAAGATCAATAAAAAATTTGCTGAGGAAACTTTTATACCATTCCTCATTGAGCATAAACATTTAATTTACGATCTTTATTTTACTTGTCGCATTCCTCCTTTTAGTCAGGATGCGATGGGTGATATTTTTACGGTTGATCCTATTGCAGGAACTACAAGAAATGCAATATTTATTTCTCAAGAAACTGGCATTCCCTTATCAGCTACATTTAATAATATATGGATTAGACCAGATCAGGAAAACCTAAATTTATGGATAGAAAATTTTAAACCTTTGTATGATAAGGGTGTTCGTATTGTAACGCTACCTCATACAACATGGGTTTCTTCAGGTCAAATTCAAAAAGAATTTCCTGAACTGTTTATTAAAAATACAATTCTTAGAGAAGTTACAAAAGCAAATGAAATTGTTGCTTGTGCTAGAGCAGGATTCCATTATGTGAATCTTGATAGAGATTTGATGAGGGATAGGGATGCTCTTGATAGAGTTATCGTAGCAAAAGAATATTGTGCTTCTATTGGTAAACCAGTAAAATTATCATTACTAGCTAATGAAAATTGTTGGGGTGGATGTCCTATCATGCCAGAACACTATCAGTTTAATTGTACTAGAACTGATGGTCCTCAGTATTTTAATGATGAGATTAGTAGAGTATCTTGTTCTACTTGGGATGTAACAGAATCATCAGCATCTCTTAAAGCAGCAAACATTCCGCCATGGAGAGAAGACTGGCAAGAGTTTCTTGATCTAGGTATTGATGTATTTAAAATGCATGGTAGAGAAAGTGCTATCAGATTAATGGAGTCTATGGACATCATTAAAAAATGGAATGATGGTGATGAAATTCTCTTCCCACGTATGAATGTATACATGGAAGATCTTAATATGAAAGATCGTCCCATTGATATGTGGAGAGATAAAATTAAAAATTGTAAGTTTGATTGCTGGGAATGTAATTATTGCGATACAGTTGTTGAAGCACATCTTAAAAAACAAGAGAGAGTATGTCACCCATTTGTAACCAGATGTTTAGACTCCATTGATAAAGCTATTGAAGGGAAGTCAAAATTTGATCACGACATTCAGGGTCTAACTTCTGATAAGGTAAGGCACTTCCTCAACAATCTCTGTTCTTACGAGGATACAAAGTATCTAGAAATTGGTGTGTTTAATGGCAGCACATTCTGTGCAGCAATTCAAGGTAATGATATTACTGCTTATGCAGCAGATCATTGGCGTGATGTAGATATCAAACCAATCAGAGAAGACATTCCATGGGATGATGAAGAAGGATCTATTGAAACTTTCATTGAGAATGTAAAATCTGTATGGACAGACAACAGCAACATTGCAATTTTAAATGGTGATATCCGTGAAGCTACAGAAGAAAATTTAGATCAAAAAGTAAATACTATTTTTTATGATGCAGATCATGAATTGAATGTACAGAGGAGTTGCTTAAATCACATTCTTCAATATACAGAGAATGAATTTATATTAGTGGTTGATGATGCAAACCTTGATGGTGTATTGACATCGACAAAAGATTTTATTGAAGAGAATAATCTTACAGTTTTGTATGAAAGAAGTATTCTTACTGGTGAAATTGAAGACATAAATTCTTGGTGGAATGGAGTAAATATTTTTATATTAAAGAAACATGAACTTAATTGATATCTTCCCCAAAGCTATTGGTAGAGAAGATTACCCAAATCATTCCGATTTGAAAAAACAAATCATTGATATAATGATGGGTGAAAATATGGACACAAATACAATGTGTGAAAAATTACACCACTATGATAATAATTCTGGTAGATCGTTTCTACACAGAGAAGAGATGACATCATTTAAAGAATGGTGTGAAGATCAATGCAAAATTTTTGTTGAAAATATGGGATATGAAGTTCCAGAAAAAATGATCGTCGTTGCCAGCTGGATAAATCTATGTGATATGGGTGGTGAACAATATCCACATTTCCATACCAATGCATATGTCTCAGGAACATATTATCTTGCACATGAAGAAGGACATGCTCCATTATTCTTTAGACATCCAGATAGTGCATCTCATTCATCAAGTGCATCTATCTCATTACAGGTAGATAAAAACACACTAGGAAAATATAACTGTGACGTTATTATGTTACCTAACGAAGGAGAGTTGATGCTCTGGCCATCTAACCTTACACATGGGTATTCTGATAATCAAAAAGATGGTAGGATTTCTGTCTCTATGAATTTTATGCCATCTGTAGTTGTGGATGATAGGTATTCATTTAAGGCTTCTATCAACATATAAATACAGTATACACTATCATATTTGATAACAATGACCATGGATCCCGAACAACTCAAAAAGAATTTTGAAGAGCAAATTGCTACTACAGATAAGCAGATTCGTGAACTAGAGGAAAACCTAGCTAAAGCAAAAGAATATAAGATTAAACTTTCAGGTGGTCTAGAGACTATTGGATTGCTTACTGGAGAAGGAGAAGCACCAGCAGAAGCACCTCAAGCACCCCCTGTAGAGGCACCAGCAGAATAATCCCTAAATATAAAAGAAGGGATTATTGTGTGAAATGGCATCTCCAAGTTCAAAATCAGAATTAATTACATATGCTAAAAGGCAATTAGGTGAACCTGTCTTGCAAGTTAATGTAGATGATGAGCAAGTAAACAATGTAATTGACGACACGTTTCAGTTCTTTCAGGAGAACTGTTATAACGGAATGGAGAGATGTTATCTCGTACATGAGATAACTGCAGATGATAAAACTCGTCTTGCAGCAAATGTAACTACAACTAAAGTTGAAGGAGCAGTAACTACAAGTTGGGATGAAGCTACAAATTATATACCTATACCAGCTCATGTAACTGGTATCACTAGGGTTTTTGGAATGGTAGGTAACTCTATTCGTTCTAACTTATTTGGTATTGAATATAGAATGTTCTTAAATGATCTATATGCTTTTGGATCCCTTGATATCTTAAACTACTATATGACCAAGCAATATCTAGAGACTCTAGATATGGTTTTAAACAATGGTTCATTCCAGCAGTTTAGATATACTCAGCGTCGTGATCGTTTGTATCTTGATATAGATAAGGACTTCTTACAAGAAGGACAGAATCTATTAATTGAGGCTCATCGTATGATTGATCCTACAGATGCAACTGAAATGTACAATGATTTCTTTGTTAAAAGGTATGCTACTTCATTGTTGAAAAAGCAGTGGGGTCAGAACTTAATCAAATATAACAATGTACAGCTACCTGGTGGTGTAACACTTAATGGTAGAGAACTATATACAGACGCTATAGCAGAAATTGAGAAAATCGAAGGCGAAGTTCTCAGTAAGTATGCAATTCCACCAATGGATATGATCGGATAAAATGCCTACCAGTTCCTATTTTCCAACTTACTATCAAGGTCACAGTGGCGAACAAGGTCTCGTTCAGGATCTTGTGGATGAGCAAATCAAACTGTTTGGTACAGATATTTACTATATCCCCAAGATAGTCCTAAAAGACAGCACTCTGGATGAAGTTAGATACACTAAGTATCAAGAACAATTCCAAGTTGAGATGCTGTTACAGAACGTTATGGGTTTTGGTGACAATGCTGAATTTATATCTAAGTTCGGTTTAAGAATTACAGATGAGATCATCTTCCGTGTATCTACTAGAAGATGGGATGAAGAGGTAGCTGATCATAATCCTACACTGGAAGTTGATAGCAGACCTAATGAGGGAGACTTATTGTACTTCCCATTAACACAAGATATTTACGAAATTAAATTTGTAGGAAAAGAAGAACCATTCTATCAGTTTGGTAAGATTCAATTCTATGCTATCACTGCTGAGATCTATGAGGTTGGTAGTGATGACTTTGATACTGGTGTTGCAGAGATTGATGTAGTAGAACAACTCTTTGATAATTCTATCAAACTAGTAATGGATCCTGGTGGTACAGGAGACTTCACTGTAGGTGAGGAAGTTGCTGGAGATGAGTTCTTAGCAAAGGCAACATCTGCTATTACAGGAGATGCTGTATCAGGTGTTACAATTTCAGATGGTGGAGCACATTATAAAGTAGCTACACCACCAACAGTTACTATCACAGGAGGAGGTGGTACAGGTGCAACTGCTACTGCAACTGTTAGTGCTACTGGTATTGTCAATGCTGTGACTATTACTGCTGGAGGTTCTGGATACACATCTGCTCCTACTGTTACTATTGATTACTCACCTAAGGATAATAGAGCAGAAGTCAAGGCATGGGATAGTGCAACTAGATCTCTCTCAGTTATCAATAGAACAGGAACATTCACAACTGACGAGGTAGTAACAGGTCTAACCTCAGGTGCTAAGTGGAGTCCTGAAACATTTGACACTCTAAATAACGTCAACAGCAGTTACGATCAAAATAGAGAGATCGAAAATGATGCTGATAACATTGTGGATTGGACTGAGAAAAATCCATTTGGTGAGTTTGGTAATTTTACAGGTAGTATCTAATGTTAGGATCACATTTTTACAATCAAATTGTTCGTAAGAACATTGTGGCGTTCGGTACGCTCTTTAATAATATTACAATGAAGAGTACAGATCCTAGCACTGGTGATGTTCTAGAAGAATTAAAAGTACCATTGGCATATGGTCCTAAGCAAAAATTTATTGTTAGATTAGAAGAGAACGCATCTAACAGAAAAGTAGCAATCACTTTACCACGTCTCTATTTTGAGATGACAAGTATCGATTACGATTCTACTCGTAAAACATCTCCTATTCAAAAATACAAAACTATCATTGATGGTAATGGTACTGAGGTAAAAGTACAATATGTTCCTGTTCCTTATAACCTAAGTTTTGAACTAGGAGTTATTGCAAAGTCACAAGACGATGCATTACAAATTACTGAGCAAATATTGCCGTACTTTCAACCATCGTTCTCTATCACACTTAACATGATTCCTGATATGAATGAGAAGCGTGATATTGCTGTTGTTCTGAACAATGTTAGTTATGAAGATGAGTGGGACGATAGTTTCTATGAACGTAGATATATCATCTATACTCTAAACTTTACAATGAAGTCTTATCTATACGGTCCTTATAACACATCAGATATTATTAAGAAAGCAATCATCCATGAAACACTTGGTGATCTTGCAGTCAACCGTAGAGCTATTACAAGAACATACACACCAGTTGCCAAGACTGATATTAATGCAGATGGTAATATAGATGCTGCTGATACAGCTATATTAGATGCTGGTGATGACTTTGGATTTAATGAGGGGATTGATATATTATGAGTAGCCTAGA